GTTAGAGCCATCACGGTGACAACGGCTGGCTCTGGATACACCAGCGCAACGGCTATTGTCACAGGACCGCAGTGGGGCGGCACATATCCTCAGTTAATAACTACCGTTGCAGGTGGTGCAGTAACCGGAGTAACCGTTGTCGATGGAGGATCTGGGTATAGTTCCGCGCCAACTGTAACAATCATTGGAGATGGCTCTGGTGCAACCGCCACGGCAACCGTAAGCCCACCTCCAAGCAATCTTAGGCTTTTAATCAATACTGGGAATAGGTTATTTGCAGTCGGATCTGGATCGCAAAGAAACACGCTTTACGCATCAGACATCTTGGATGCTTCGGTTTGGGATTCAGCCAACAGCGCGGTTATCAACGGGGATGACGGCGATGAGATTGTGGCTATTGTTGCCTACTACCAGAACCGAATCATCGTCTTCAAGAAGCGGCGCATATTCCAAGTGACAATTCCGCCAGATATGACCACGGCTGCGGACTGGACGATTGAGCTTATATCAAACAACATTGGATGCGTGGCCGAGGCTACGGCTGTGCAGGTCAACTCCGACATCTTTTTCCTGTCCGATGATGGCATTAGGTCGCTGATTAGGTCTGCCGCTGACGACTTCACATCGGTTGGATTGCCAATTTCAGAGGTTGTTAAGGATGTGATTCAATCCATCAACACCGCCAAGATTGGTGTATGTACTGCCCATTTCTACGACAATCGGTATCTGCTTGCCTTCCCCAGCGAAGCTAATGACGTTAATGACACCATCCTTGTTTACAATGCCGTGCTACAGGCTTTTGAGGGAACTTGGACTCCGAATGTCATGCAGTTTGCGTTGACCAACTTCCAAGATGAAGGCGTAAGGTTGATGCTGAAAACCACCACTGGTCAAATCAACAAGTACAGCGGATACAAAACACCGGCACAGGTAACAACCGCAGACTACCAGGATGCAGGCGTAAATTACGAGTCCTATGTCCGAACCAAGGACTTTAACTTTGGCGATCCCTTCTCGGCCAAGTATGGCAGTCACTTTGAGGTTATCTTTGACGACTCCTATTCAACCGATGCATCCGTCTCAATCCAGCGTGATATTGATGTTGGTGATATTGATGTCCAGCCAAACCTAAACATATCCAGCGCGGCATTGACCTTGCCATTTACTCTTCCAGCCGTCCTTCCCACATCAGTCAAGAAAAGGCTTGCCAGCGATCTTCGGACATACGAGAAGTGGAGGTTGCTTAACATTAAGATCACCAGCGCGGCCAATAAGATGGCCACCCGCCAGATCACGGCTGCTGCCAATCCTGACACCTTTGAGGTGCAAAAGAGCCTATGACCGCTATGGAATATGTTGAGGCATCCGGTGTTCCAGAATCTAGGTGGCCTAATTTTAAGGAATGGTTTTCATGGTATGAGATGAATAATCTTGTTGGAGTGGTCAAAGATGGCGATGAGATTGTTGGAGTGGCTGTTGCTAGGGCAGTTGACGGATCGCAAGAGGTTAAGCATTATACACATAAGCCAGATGGAGATACTGCATTCGTGGACTTGACTGTGACATGTATTGATGGTAAACCTAATGCCCGTAGCCATTTGGCTATGAAACGCCTGCTGTCTATCCTTTGGGATGAACTTGGCCCCCGCAGGAGCCTAATATTCAACCGTAACGGAGTTAGGAAACAATACGATTATATGAAGTTTATGCGAAAGGCTATGGCTTAATATGGGCGGAAGTCCTAAAATTCCAGCACCTCCTCCGCCTCCCGATCCGGCGGCTGTGGCACAAGCCAACTCTGCGGCTTACAGAGAAAATGTTCAGACCTATATTGATAAGTCACCAGAAATGGCCGCGCTTGAAAACAAACTTCGTATCCAATATATGCCCCAACAGCGTTCTTTGGAACGCCAGCTTTCGGCCCTTGACCAACAGGCGGCTGCTCTATCCAGCCTACAGATGGAACGTCAATACGGACCACAACGCACCCTAGAGGGATTACGCCGATCCTACGAGCAAAGCCCCCAGGCGTATGCTTTGAATCGTGGGTTAGGCCAACAGATGACCCAGCAGTTTGCTCGTCTTTACGGAGCCTCGCCTTATGGTGCGGTTGAGCCTAATGTTGCCTTTGCTCCTCGCAACATGCCACCACAGGACATTTATGGAACGATTGGCACCAATATTTCCAATCCATCGCTACAAGGTTAAGCTATGGCATACAAACCAAAACAAGTTGCTGGATGGCGGGTTGATGAAAATGGCAATATTTCAAGCATATCGACTCCGGAATATAATGGTGGCTCAAGAAATTATAGTCTTGGGTATGCAGCATCTTCTCCTTCTGTTGATGATTTTAATGCAAGAATTGGAAATTTTCCATATGGAAGCGAAGCCGAGGCAATAAACGCTTCTCAAAATGTTAAAAATCAAAATGCAATCAATCAACTTCGCGCTGATTACGACAAAAAGCTTGCTGATATCACAAGCCAAGAGAATGTCAGAAACACGCTTGCCCAGCAAATTGCCGCACTTGCTGGAGGAAACCAACCAGGACAATCCATTGCACAACCCGATATTGCCATGAACCCAGCCATCACAGCAATAGGAGGAGCGCAGGGTTTTTCATCATCCAATTTGGCCAACAAGTTAAACTACCAAGTATCAGATGCCCAAATCTTAAACGATTACAACACCACAAAGCTTGGAAGGCTTAACTCTGTGGTTGATCGTGGCAATGCACAGATTGCCGGAATCCAAGAACGCCTTAATACCGCGCAAAATTTGCTTGAACAGCTTCCTTCCGGAGACGCTCGCCGTGAATCCAGCCAGGTTTATGTCAATCAGTTGAAGTCCGACTTAACCAGCGTTCAGGGTGCGGTTACGGATGCAACACAGCAAATCAAGGATTTCAAACCCATTGACATTGGATCACCGGAAGCCTCCAGCCAGATCACATCTTTCCGCGAATATCTCCAGTTACCGGAAGAGCGTGCCACCCAGCAGTTGCGCCAGATTGATCCGGAATCCTACAGGACTGCGGTTGGTCTTGGTCGTCAATATCGCCAGATGGCAACCCAGCCTCTTGGCGCAACCACCACCCAGCAGACAGAAGACCTTCGCAACACCATTGAGCAGGAAGCACTGAATCAGCTTCGCCTTGGCTCGACCTTGGGAGCCGAGGAAAGGCGTGGATACGAACAGGCCATCCGTGGCGCACAGACTGCCCGTGGCAACATATTCGGTCTTGGACCAGCAGTGCAGGAAGCAGCACAGATTGGTGCCGCCGGTGAACAACGCAAGCTTGCGCGTTACGGGGCGGCGCAACAATTCCTTGGTTCTGGCGAGACAACCGGAGCGGCAATGGCGAGGGATTTGGCATTGCGTGAAGGATTGCAACAAAACAGGCTTGGTGCTGCTGCCAACTTTATCGGTGGCGGACCTTCGCTCTACAACCTCGGCCAAGCACGCACTGGCGCACAGCAGTCGGCGTTCCAGAACTATATCCAAGCCAACCAAGCGTTGCCTGGTCAGTTTGGACAGGCTCCAAGTACGGCACAGCCGTTCTATCAGGCGGTGGATCAGAGCATACCAGTTAGCCTTACCAATACGTTTGCGAATCTTTATGGGTCGATTGCAAGTGCCGATGCAAGTAAATATGGATCTTATGTTGGAGCAAAAGCCGCAACATATACTTCCCCATCAAAAGCTTTTGGAAATATTGCTGGTGGATTATCTGGATTAATGCCTAATCTTAATTTTGGATTGTAATTATGCCTATCAATATAAACATTGAAGGATCAGAGGGTCGAAAGAAAAGACTCGCACAAGAAGAAGAACAAGCATTACGTCTTCAGATATTAAAGCAACAAATTGCTCAATCCCAACCTGGCTATTCATCAGAAATGGCAGGAAGACTTGGTCGTGGTCTTGAGGAATCTGAAAGAAATTTACAATTACAAGATGAATTGTTGTCCGATCTTTCTAAAAGAAAACAAAATGTGGCGGCAGCAGCCACCCCGTTACAGCCTAAAGTCGCTGGCCCAGTAATGCCAGAACAAGCTGCAATCAGCGAAACAAACAGAATTTTGACAGCAGAAGATCAGATGAGTCTTGATCGTGCAGCAGCCTTGGCACAGCGTGAAGCCAT